GGCCACGTAGGGGTTGGTCCATGGCATCCGGGCAACTCGATCGGCTCGGTAGCGCAGGTCATCCATGCCGAGGTGCATGATCGGCTGGCCGGAGGTGTTGAAGCGGCCAAGCGTGCTGATCCGAGGAATCTCGTCGATGTCGAGGTAGAACACGATCTCCGGTCGCAGGCTTTTCACGACCTGGAAAACAAACTTCCGGTGGATGTCCTCCCGGTCCCATGCGCGCATCAGGCTCGGTGGAAGGTTGATCCGGTAGTAGATGATCGGCCAAGGTGCAAAGCGGGCCTGGTCGAAGGTCCATGGCTTCGACTTGCCCGTGTAGGTCAGGTCGGCCTCGACGATCACGTGGGCGTCGACCAAGCCGGCCATCTCCCGACAGCGGATCTCCAGCAGGTCGGCCTCGTCGAAGAATGGGGAAGCGCAGATGATCACGTTTTCTGGTTTGCATGTCCCCTGCTCGTTTGGCAAGCATTCCGTGTGCATACTTACGAGCTTCTCGGCCGCAACGGGGATATTATTGGGATGCTGCCGTTGCTGCGACACTTCGAGAAAACCGAAGGCCGGCCGCGGTTCCTGGTCGCCAAAGAATTTGCCGGGCTGCTCGACGGCGTGTCCTACGTGGATCCGGTCATCTGGGACTATGACTGGCGCGATGCCCGGCTGGCCTGGCAGCTGGCGCACGGCGACGATGCCAACGGTGAAGTCTGCAACTGCACGGTCTATGCGCGGGACTTCCAGGCTCCGCGGCGCTGCAAGAATTTCCAACGCGATGCCTGGTTCAACGCGGGCGCCGATGTCCCGTGGGGTTCGCTGCCGCTCGTGTTTGACCGGAGGGACGCGGTGCGCGAGGCGGAACTCCTGGCCTCGTTGAATCTCGACGGCCGGCCGCTGCTCCTCACGTCGTTCTCCGGCACGTCGGCTCCGTTTGCCAAGGGTCCGGAACTGTTGGCAAAGCTCATGGCCGAGTTCCCGGCCTGGCGGGTCCTCGACCTGTCCGCGATGCGCGTGTTTCGGCTCTACGACCTTCTGGCTGTGTTCGAGCGGGCCCAGGCGCTGGTCTGCACCGACTCCTCGCTCCTGCATCTGGCCACGGCCGTGCCGGCGCTCCCGGTGTGCGCCTTGATCCCGGAGCATCCGGCGCCAAAGGGCGAGTGGTGCCGGGCCGAGTGGACCGCGCAACAGGTCTTTCGGTGCCTGCATGGCGAGGCGCTCATGCGCTTCCCGGAAATGTGCGATCGGATCCGCGTGCCGGGCTCGGCTCCGCACATCGTACATGTCTACTCGTGGTACGATGCCGGGCTTGGCCTGGCTGAGAGCGACCAGCGGCGCGTGGGCGTGGCGCAGGCTTCCTGGGCACGGGAGGCGGCGTCGGGCCGCTGGGAACACATGAACGTGCTACGCGAGCATCTCCGGCGCGATGCCACGGAGGTTGGCGATCCGGACCGGTTGCCGTTCCTGAACGACATGCTGTCCCTGGCCGTTTCCCGGTGCCGGCCGCAGGATGTGGTTGTATTCACCAACGCGGATACGGGCCTCACTCCTGGCATCACGGGATGGATCTTCGACGCGGTCTCCGAGTTCGGCGCGTGCTTCGCTCACCGGTGGGACTTTTTCAAGCCGATCCTGGAGCCGCTCATTTCGGAAATGCAGTGCCAGGCCGGCAAGTGGTATCCGGGCTCGGACCTGTTTGCGTTTTCGCCCGCGTGGTGGCATCGCTACGGTCCGGAGTATCCCAGTATGATCCTGGGCCGGGAGGCTCCCGACATGGTCCTGCGCCAGCTGATTAAGCGGTCGCGCGGGACCGAGCTACGCAACGCGATCTGGCACGAAAAACATCCGTCGAAGTGGGAGCAGCACAATGGCTCGGTCCTCCCGGGCAATGTCTGGAACCAGCAGCTGGCGCGCCAGTACCTCAATCGCTGGCACGGGGTTTGGGACGATTGGCGGACGCCTGAGAATTTGCTTCTACATCGGCGGCCATTTGCTGCATAGCGAGCGGGTCGACGTCGCGGTCGCCGAGGGCAACCTCGGTCTCCATGTCCATCACACCTTCCTTGTCCAGTTCCTGCATGGCCTCGGTGCCGGTCTCCAGACCGCGGTCGAATCGATCGAGGACGCGCGTCTGCTTGGATGTCTTGACCTGCTCCTGCTCGGTGGCCGGGATCTCGGCGAGTTCTGGCCACTCGATCGTGTAGTCGGGGATGAATCCGAACATCTGCATGCAACGCAGGTCGATCACCTCGCAGAGCGGTGGCTCGATTTCGTCCGTGCGGGTGGCCTCGATCAGGCGGTTGTAGCTCTTGATCGATCCCTCTCCTCCAGAGAAACCGGTCGACGGGACTCCGAAAAGGACTTCCATTGGAAAGCCGGTGTCCGCGCAAATGTTGAAGCGAAGCTGCTCCCAGAGGGTGGACAGGCCGCCGAAAATCTGGCCTAGTTGCTTCTGTTCGTAGTCGTCCTCCTTGTCCATCACCACGGCGTTGTGGTAGTTCTTCAGGCGGTTTCCCTGGAGGATGCGCTCCTTCGCGCGCTCGAGGCCGTCTGCGCTCATCAGGCTTGTGGTGAAACCAAGAATCTTGTAGACGTCGATCTTGGCTTCGTCGAGGAGTTCAAAGACCAGTTCTTCGAATTTAATCTGCGCCTGCAGGCTCCGGACGCAGCACTCGAGGGCGCTCATTCCCCATCCCTGCAAGCGGATCCGGATGAATGCCGGTGCCTCCGTGCCGAGGACCTTCACCACCCTGGTCTTGTGGAGCGGCAATCCGTAGTAGTTGAACGGCGTGGGGTTCTTGTCCTCCCAGATGTTGGTCTGGGACATGATCAGTTCCCAGCGGTCCGCGTCGATGAATTCGAGCGGCATGTCCTTGGTGACCTTGGTCACGTCGAGTGGCTGGCGGAAGTCCTGCGCGGTGTTGATCACCAGGCCGGCCCCGCCGTAGAGGCGTGCCCATGCGGTTGTCTTGGCCACGGCTCCGAGGTCGCTGTTCCCGAAATCGTTCGCAGCCTGCCAGGACATGTTCTGCGTGGGGCGCTGCAGCGCCTTGCCGCGATCGCGCTTCCGGTTGCGCTTCAACTCGTGCACCAGCGCGTTCAGGTCGTCCTTGTCGAGTTCGCTGGTCTTGACCGTGAAGCCGTCCTTCAGCGCGTCCTTCACCGGCCGGTTGATCAGCCGTTGGATTAGGCCGAATGTCATGTACGCGTAGGACAGCGTCACCCGGTTCAGCGTGAGCGGAGTGTACGCGTTGGCGGACGCCAGCGTCCACGGCATGCTCAAGGTCTGTCCGCTTGAATAGGACATCGGCTGGCCTCCCGTCAGGCCGGCGAGCAGGTCGCTCAGGCTGTTGAATCTACCCTTCGGGTCAGTCTTGCTACTGTCGGCTTTGGTCGAGCGGCCGGCGAGGCGGTCGCGCAGGGAAAGGGGAACTTCAACGGTCGGCATGAATCTTTCCTGTGTGCCGAAACAGGCGCGCTGTCAATGCTGGGCTGAAATTGGCCCAACAGGAACGAGTTCCTGAAGGGCTTGATCCCTACTAGTCGAGTTTGCAGTCCAGCCTATGTAGGAAGATGGGGCTACCAAGCCAGCGGGCTGGAGTTGGATCGGCGGGCTGTTGATGCTTCCTTGGCGGCTTCAATCCCTGCCTGCATTATGCTGGCTTGGAATGTCTGGACGCCGACAGCGTCCATGTGCAGATCGAAGGCTTCTTTTGCGTCTGCCAATGCCTCGGGAAGTTTTGCTCTGACCCATGATCGAAGGCATTCAGCCAGAGCCGATTGGTCGGCCGTCAGGTTGTGCGCTCTCAGGTATTGATTAGCGCCGGCGGCGGCGATTTGAATAGCGGCATTCGCAAGCGCTGCGGTATCCATGGTGGTGGTGTGGGCCCAGTCGGCGCCGGCGTCAACGCGAAAAGCTCTTGTGGTTCCCGCGGCCCATCGTGTCCAGGATGCTGACCGGGCCGCCGAGAAGCTGCCAGATCCCATCGCACATTGCGTCGACCATGTCGTCTTCGGGCTGCTTGCCGTCCTTCCTGAACTGGGCGCACTGGGCCACAAACGCGGCCTTGTGCCGGAGCGCGTGGTTGATCTGGACCTTGCCGGTGGCGATGTATGGGAGGACTTCCTGGACACGCGTCACCTTGTCCTTCGTGCGCTCGATCCCTTCGGCCGGGATGCCGAGCCGGTTCAGCTGCTGGATGAGGCCATGGCCACTTGCTTTCTTTTCGACCGTGAACTTTGAGACCGGCCTGCCAGGGCCTAGCCTGTTATCCGGGCGGTGGTGCTTGTTCCAGAATTCAACTGCAGAACTCAAAAGCTCCGGGCTCTCCCATTTGCCGTAGGCCAGGTCAATCAGGACCGCGTTGTGGTGGAGTAGTCCCCAGAGCTCGAGCGCGCTGTCATCGTTGTCCTGATCATCCTCGAGGGCGGTGTCTGCCGTAATAATCAGGCGCTCGAACAGGGTTGCCTCAGAAACATCCACCTCTACGAAGTCATCCACCTTGATCAGGTTGCCTCCCAAAATAATCGGCTCCTGCTGCAGCTGTGCCCAGTAGGCGAATGGGTTGGCGGCCTTGGTGCGCTCGCAATCCTCGATGGTCCTAGTCTCCGGGAAATTGTTCGTGCCGTCGGCAGCGATCTGCGGGACCTTGATGTGCACGGTCACCTCGCGGTAATGCTCGAGCACGTAGCCGGGCGGGTCGTTTTCGCCCAGCCTCTGCGCGCAGATCACGATCGGGCACCATTCCGAGGAATTGCGGCGGCTCTTGAGTCCGTTCTCCAGCCAGAAGTTGACCGCGTCGGCCTGGACCTGGCTCAGGATCTCGTCGGGTTTGGCCAGGTCATCGGCCAGAATCATGCCGCCGGCCGGGTGCTTCAGGCCACCTCCCTTGCCCAGCAGGCTGCCTCCCACTCCCTCGGCGAACAGCTGGCCTCCCTGGTTGGTGGTGATGTGGTCCCCGCGTTGCACGGGCCCCGGGCGAGCGTCGGGGAATAATCGGCGGTACCACCGGCTTTCAATGACGCCAGAAATGTAATTCGAGCTCTGCTCGGCCAGGCTGCTGGCGTAACTCGTGTAGAGCCATTGGCAGTTCGGGAACTGGCCCCATGCCCAGCAAACGAATGCCTCGATCAGCTTGGTCTTGCCGGTCCGGGGTGGCTGGGTGATCAGCAGGAACTGGGCGCGCTTCCCGGATGGGGCGTAAAGCTCGCCAAGAAATAATAGCTCGATGGCCTCGCAAATGGCTCGGTGGGCCTCCTTGACCGGCAGGTCAATGCCGGTGAATACCACAAACCACCGGGAAAAGAATTCCCAGAAGTGGAGGTGTTTCTTTTTGGTGGCTGGGCGGGTTTCGCCCGGCGTGCCCGGCTGTGCGGCCTCGGTCACTTGCCTTTAATTTCGGCCAGTAATTCCCTGTGCAGGGCCTCGAGGTCCTTCGGCGGGCGGTTGTCCTCGATCTTGGCCTCGACCTTCGTGGGTGCCCGCGGCGCCATGCCGGAATCCTGCATCATGGCAACCTTTGACTCCAGCGCGTTCCGGGCTTCCCTGAATGCGTTCAGGCGCGTGCCTGGGGCCTTGTGCGCTTTGGATATGGCCATGGCCTCGGCGGCAATCACGTCGAGCTTCTCAATGGCTTCTGAAATCATCTCCTGTCCCTTGGTACCTGTCCAGAGTTCGGCGCGCTCTTTCCGGATCGCGTTGAGGTCGCTGATCACGGTCACGGGCGCAATGTGGAGCTTCTTGGCAATCGCTCGGATCTCCATCGGAGGGCAGCAAAACCGGAGCTTCACGATCATGCGGCGGCGAGCATGGACGGCGAGGTCGCGCTCGGCTTTTCGGCCTGGGCGGCCAAGCGGTGCGTCTGGATTTTCAGCCGGGCCGGCCTGCGCCACGGTCTCCGTTTCGCTCTGTTTTGCCTCTCCATCGGCCACCACAGCTTCGAGCTCGGCACGCTGCTTGCCGGTAATTGGCTGCTTTCCAGCCACTTGGCGTATGGCTGCTTTTAACGGGTCCTCAACGAGGGAGGCCGCGGCGGCAAGAACCGTGGCGGCCTCGGGTGCTGTCAGGAGCGGTTTTTCTTCGGTCATTGGATGGTCTCCGGCTGCTGGTTGGTTGCTTTGTGCCAGCGTTCGAGCGTGACGGCAATCCATTTCGGCTCCAGGTCCATGGCGCGGGCCTGCCGGCCGGTGAGCTCGCAGGCGATCAGGGTACTGCCTGAACCGCTGAACTGGTCGACAACGATGTCGCCTTCCTTGCTCGAGTTCTGGATGGCGATGCGCGCGAGGCCGGTCGGCTTCTGGTTGGGATGGGCGTAATCCTTACGGGCGTCCCGGCTGATTTCCCACGCGGTCGATGTGGCACGATCGGCAAGGACCGCGGGCTGGTCCGGAAGGACGCGAAGGTGGCGGGCCTTGGCGGCTTTGGGCATCTGGGCCTTGATGTAAAGCTGGGCCTGCTCTCCGTCTGTCAGGAGGATGCCGTTGGCGATGGCCATGGCGGTGCCGTCGTTGGCAATTGCTCGAATGCGCCAGACGGTTCCCTGGGTACGGTCCCCGTACCATTTGGCTCGTTGGCCGGCCTTTTCGGCGTAGAAGCAGGGCTCCGTTTGCCAGTGGTAATCGGAGCGGCCGAGGTTGAAGCTATCCTTCACCCAGGTGATGTACTGGCGCTCCGTCAGGCCGATCTGGTCCAGGGCAAACTCGAAGTCTCTACGGGTGGCGGAGGCGTGCCAGATGTAGAATGCGGCGTCCGGATGCGTGAAATGAACGGCATGGCCGAGTCCCTTGCGGATCAGCTTGGCGAGGGCATCCTGCTTCAGCTTGTCGTTCTTGATCGTCTGGCCGGCGGCGTCCTCGTATTCGACTCCGTAGGGCGGGTCCGTGTGCACCAGTTGGGCACGCTCCTGGGCCATAAGGACTTTCCAGCTGGCTTCGGATGTGCAGTCTGCGCAAAGGATCTTGTGCTGGCCGAGGCGCCAAAGCTGGCCGAGCTTCGTTCCCCATTTGGTCTGCAGCTTGTCTGCAATGCTGATTTCGTCGGCTCCGTCGTCATCCGGGGTGTCGCTCAGGCGGTTCAGTATCTTGTCCATGGCTGCCTGGTCGTAGCCGGTCACAATCGTATCTGTGCCGGCGGCTTCGAGCTGCTTCAGAAGGGCTGCAACTTCCACGTCGTTGCGCTCGGATAGCTCGGCAATCCGGTTGTCGGCTAGCAGGTCCTGGAATTCCTCCTCCTCACTGGCGTAGGCTTGCAGGTCGATCGGGACTTCCTTCAGGCCGAGAAACTGCGCCACGGCCAGCTTTCCGTGGCCTTTCGTGATGAGGCCGCTCCTCGTGCTTACCACGATTGGTGCTCTCCATCCCAGTGCCTTGATCACCTTGGCACAGATCTCGATTTGGGCCTGGGGGTGGTGGTTGGGGTTTCTGGGGTTTGGTCGGAGGCTGGTGGTCTTGGCTATCTTGCTGTGGGCACAGAAGACGGGTATTTGGTCGGAGGTGATCATGGTCTTGGGTTACGTAGTCGCGGGCGGCGGTTGGTGCTATTCTTTTCGGATGGTCGGCTGGCTGGCAACGGTTATTCGTGTTCCTTCCTCGCTGCCAGTTCGTTGATCCATGCCGCATGCCAGTTGTGAATCTCCTGGTCGTTAAAAATGGTCATCAGTTCCAGGTTGTCGCTGCTCCGCAGGTTTGCGCTACTCTCCATGACCCACGCGGCTGTGGCGGTCGGGATCAGGATGATCTTCACGTGACTCCGGGCCACAACTAGTTTGGCATGGCCGGCCAGGCGCTCCATCACGGTCTTGAAGGTCTCGTCCTTGTTCACCTCCCGAAAGTACAGG